CGACAAGGTCCAGACGACTGCTGGACATGGACCGCGTTCTGTGCCCCGCGAACGAAGTACGGCCCAAACGGCTACGGCGTATTCAACAGCGGCTCCAAAATAGTGAGAGCGCATCGCTTTTCGTACGAACTCGCTTACGGACGAATCCCGGCCAGTCTCTGCGTACTCCATCGCTGCGACAATCCGCCGTGTGTCAACCCGGCGCATCTGTTTCTCGGCACTCGCGCCGACAATGTGACCGACATGATTCAGAAAGGACGCGCACGATTTCGACGCCCGCCCAACGGCTTCGAACAACGACGTCCAGTGGGAGCCGAGAACGTCAAAGCCAAGGTGACGGCGAACATCGTCACAGCGATACGTGCGCTGTACGCCAGCGGGGGCTTCTCGCAGACGGACATCGCGCGAGCTACCGGCCTGCATCAAAACCAAGTCAGTCGTATTGTGCGGCGTGAACATTGGTCCCACGTTCCCTAGCCCTCGACTACAATCGTGATCGGCGCGTCGGCTTCCGTCGACGTGAAAAACACGCGCTTGTCATCCGCTACTGTCGACACTGTCAACGGCACCACCGATGAGCCCACCGCATCGAGGCGCATCACGGGAAACGCCAGGTATGGCTTCCGCCCGAACCCGTGCGCGATCGTGAACTCCTCCCCCGGCGTGCTCGGGGTCGTGCCATGAAAGAACCCGCCGCCGAAGTTCTTCAACGGATCGGCCGTCTCACCCGTCGGATGGCCGAAGCGCAAATCTTTCAGAATCGCCCGAAAGATCCGCATGAAGATCGGCCGTAGAGCCACCGGCAACGCGTTGATCTCCGCCTCGATCGTTCCCAGATCCGCCACTTACTGCCCCGCGATCTTGTAGACGGCCCACTTCCACGTGAGCGTGCCACCCGCCGTCACGCCGCCGTGCCTGAGCGCGAGCGTGAATCCCGTCGTCCAGGCGGTAAGACTCGTCGTCCGCAGGAGCTCGGACACGCCGCCGCCCGTCGTGAATCCTTCTACCAGCCCCAGGTACGTCGTGGCCGCCGCCGGATCTGGCGAGATGATCGCCTTGGCCAGCAACGCGACACCCGCGCCCATCGTGCCGCCCGTCGTCAAACGCGCGACGTTTTGGGAATCCGTCGTCGTGTACAGATCCAGCCGGGCCACAGCCTGCGTCGCTTCCGAACACGTCACGATCACGAGCAACGAGTCCTTCGCTGTCAGCGCCCCCGTGGCGATCGTGTCGACGTTCTTCGCCGCCGCGTCGGTGTCCGTGCCGCTGTTCGCTTTGAGCAACGTGACCACGGGTGTCGCGGACGTCGTCACCGAGCGGGCGAGCTCGCGCCAGTTCGTCCCGTCGTAGATCAGCGTGATCGTGGCGTCCGTCGTGCTCAGCGCGTAGTCGCCATTGAGCAACAGATTGCCGGTGCCGTCCTTCATCGTCACCACGCGGGCCACGTTGGCCGCACGCAGGACGAGGATGAACCCCGCGGCCACGCCCGTCCCAGGCGTGATCGTCGCGCAATTATCCGAGGCCGCCGCGCCTTCCGTGTCGATCGCGTGGTACGAGTGAATCGCCGTGATCGTATCGGTTGCAAGCGTGAGCGTCGTCGCGTCAACGAACTGCAGGCCATTGGCGCGCGCGATGCCCCATGGCAGGCCCGCCGTGCCGAGATCCTGCCCGCCGGCCGTCGAGGGCTTCAAGGCATGCGCCACCCCGTTGGTGGCCAAGGCCGATTCGATCGCAACGATTTCGTCCTGCGCATCGTTGATGTGCGCGGCGAAAATCGTCTGCGTCGGGCCATCGACTTTCGTCGTAAAGCTTTTCGCGCCGGACGGGTATGTCGCTGGCATCCTAGAACCCTCGCCCCATCGGTTCCGGCACAATGCCGAGATCGTAGGTAAACAGCCGGAACGGCTCCTGGCCCGTATACGTGAGCGTCAGACTGGCCGTCAGTCCTTCCGCCTCCAAGGGAAACATGAACGGCGTGCGTTTGCGATTCGCGCCGCCGTACGTGGCCGTGCCATACACCGCCGTGCCGTACGCCGACGTCGCGCCGCTGATGTCCACGTTCTGCGACCCAAAGCTCTGATTGTCGACGGTGAGTTCCAAGCCGAACGTCCCGCCGTGTGGCTCAAACTCCATCGCGCCATCGATGAGGCGCGCGATCTTCCCGCCCATGGAGAACGTCGGCCCCGTGTACGTCGCCACGAGATCCGCCCCATCGGCCGATGTCCCCGTCCGCTCCTCACAGAGCGAGCCGTTCGTCTGCGACCACGAAAACAGGCGGCCGCGGTTCCCGGCCACCGGCTCGTTGCCGTCCCACTTGATGTACCCGCCAACGGGCCGATCCGTCGTCGTCCACGCCGGCACGTCGCCCACGCGCGTCCGGTTGAGATCGAGAATCCATTCGCCGGGCGTGCCGAAAGGATAGAGGTTCGTCACCGCGATCCCGACTTCCTTGGCCGCCTGGTGATACACCAGCGCCGTCCGCGCAAGATCGGCTTGCGAGGCCGCAGTGATGTACTTGCGCCACCCCACCGGCTGCGGCGCGAAGCCGTCCTGATCGAAGTTCAGCAACCGATCCGTGGCGCCGTCGAACAGGAACACCCCGTCCGCGGAGGCGTGCATCGCGCCTTCCTCGAGCCCGTCCACCGCGCGCGGCCCCAATGCCCCGGCCTGACTCGCGCCGCTCGGCCGGACTTCGAAATCCAACGACGTCTGCCCGATGATGAGAAACAGCTTGCTCTGGCCGAAGATGAGCAGCGTGTCGCCCAACGGCAGGAATGCCACCGCGTCGTCGCCGCGTTCGAACGGAATATCGATGAAGAAGTCCGACGGCCACGACTGCGGTTCGAAAATCTGCGTAAACCGGACGCGGTTCTTGACGACGGCATCCCGACCCCACCACCGGTTTTTCCAGGGCACGGCAAACGACAGCAACTCCGGCACGTCGTGATCGCTCGGCGCCTCGTCCCCGCTCCCCCAGCTGTTTGACGTGACGTCAAAGGTAACGGTGCCCGATCCCGGATCCGCCACGGTGCCAATCCGGCGGCGCACGAGCTCGCCGGCCGTCACATCGCGACCGTAGACGACGAGCGTGTCCACCTGGGTGTCCTGATGGAACGTCAGTGTCAACCGCACGGAGAGATTCCCGCCCGACGGGGTATGCGACACGCGAGCGGACTCGTTGCTTTCGTGCAGCAGTTCGTCGTCCCGGCCGGTATAGCTGAATTCGTACTCGTTGCCGCTCACGAGCGACCCACCGGCGAGGTTCGCCGACGTCGGGGCGGTACTCGGCGCCGCGATCCCGAAGTTCGTCCACGTCGTCCCGTCGACGCTCTTTTTCGCAGCCGTCGCACCGTCCAAGATGGCGACGAGATCCCGATCGTAGGGAAAAAAAATCTCGTTGGACGTCGACCACCCGGTGGACACCACCGCGCCCCAGACACCCGCATCCGACGGCTGGTACACCCCGCCATTCCACGCGGCGAGGGTAAACGGCGTCGTGTTCGCCAAGTAGATCCGCTGCGCACCTTGCGGCCGTCCAGCACCGAGCGACGTCGTTGAGAACGTCTCCCACCCCGGAAACACGACGAGCGCCCCCGGCTCGCGGAGACTCCAGTTGCGGAGCACGCGCGATCGATTCGACTTGAGCAGCGTCGGCGCTTTGCGTTGATCCAGGCCTCCGGACAGATCACCCACCGGGACGAGGAAGTAGTCGCTCTGGCGACTGACGCGCTGCGCCTTGAGGGTGCTCGGCATCAGTACGCCCCGCGCCCCCGTCGCGTGTAGATGTCTTCCGGATTGCCGCCGCGTGTCGGATACTCGGCAAACGTCCCACCAGACTGCGAGTCCTTCTGCGTTGGCTCATCGATCGGGTGGAAGGCCGGTGGCGCTTTGCCGCCGCCCCCGCCGGGCGTGCCCGAGAACTGACTGAGCAGATCCGGCCCGGACGACAGCGGCATGAACTCGTTAGCCGGCGCGCCCGGGAACTGCGGCATCCGGTCGGTGCCATAGGTCGGCGTCGGCCCGCCACCCAGCGCCGACTGCAGCAGCGCTTCGAACACTGCCGCGTACGGACTCGCCGACGTGTTGACGCCAGCCGATCCGGGGCTGGTGAGCAACCGCTTCGGAGCCAAGGCCTGCGCCCCCAGCACCTGCGGGAGTCGCAGGCTGAGAATCTTGAACGCCTGCGCCAAGTCGCCTTCCATCTGGCCTTGGCGCGGCCCCATCGCTTGCGCATCCTGCGAGGGGAGAAACGTGATTCCAATGGGTGCAGACGGCATCAGACTGACTCCTTCGATTCACTGCCAACAATCCGCCCGACGAACGCGCCAAGATCCATCGGCGTCACACACGGCCCTGTCGCATGGCCCCGGATCCGGGGCTTCGGCATGTGCCGTACCCCAGCGACGCGCTGCTCGCCATGACGCGGACACAGCGGCGTCTCCCCGTCGCGAAAGGCGATCGAGCACCCACACCGCAGCACGAGCGTCGGGACTACGGCCATATGCGCGGATCCGATCTGAACGCCGAACGCCGCGGCCGGCGGTAGTCCCGCACAAACCGGACGCGTTGGCCCTGCTTCGGTTTCTGAATGGCCAAGTACTTCTGGACTTCGCCTTCCCACAGCTGCAGTTGCGCCGCGCTCCGCGCCACGTCCTTGCGGAACTTCTCCAAGTCGTAGGCGGCAAAATGCACCAAGCCGCGGTGCCACGGCCGCAGCGATCGGATCGGATTCAGGTTGCAGGTAAACGGCTCGTCCGTATCCGCACTCATGTCCGTCGGCACCATCACGATCTGCACGATGGCCGTCCAGACATCCGAACCGGCAATCGAGGGCCGCGGGTGGAAGCCCAGATTGACGGAGCCTCCTGTCCGACGGAGATACCGGAACATCGGCGTGCTCGCGCTCTGTGCGCGCCAGCCGGGCACGTCCGTGTTCAGCCGTTCCACGCTCGTCTCCGTGAGATCGTCGCCTTCGATGTACCGCGTCGTCGACTCGGAGACGATCTTGATCGACACCCCTTGCTTGGCAATCCAGCCGAAATCACTGGCTGCTTCCAAGTCGTATTCCTGCCGATCGTCGATCAGCGTGTAGGAAATCTGGCGCTGGAGACACTCCGTCCGCGTCACCCATTCCTGCTGGGCGGCGTTGATCGCCGCCTTTCGCCGGACGGTGGTAAACAGCTGCGTCCGATCCGCGGAGCCGAGTTCGCGATCCAGTTCGTTGCCGTAGAGCTGATCGAACGTCATCAGTCCTGCTCCACTGTGCTGCCGCACTCCGAGGCACCGGGCGACTGCGACACCTCGAGATCGAAGGCATCGGCCGCCAGCGTCTGGGTGGCCACGCTGTCGCACGGCCCCGCTGATGGACTCGGGCTGGCACTCACCGATGACGACGGGCTCACCGACGGGGACACGGAGCGCGACACCGAGGGACTGACAGACGGGCTCACCGATGCCGACGGACTCACGCTCGGACTGACGGATTTCGACACGCTCGGCGACACACTGGCCGACGGCGACACTGAGGGACTCACGGAGGCACTCGGGCTCACCGAGGGCGACACGGAGGCCGAGGGACTCACGGAGCGTGACGCCGACGAGGACGGCGACACACTCGGGCTGGGCGACGGCGAATTCGACGCCGACGGACTGACGCTGGCGCTCGGACTGACCGAGGATGAGGGCGATCCGCCCGCACTCGGACTCACCGAGGCGGACGGCGACACCGACGCCGAGGGCGACACCGACGGGCTCACCGAGGACGAGGGACTCACACTCGCCGATGGACTCACCGACGCCGAGGGGCTGACACTCGGACTCACGCTCGCCGATGGACTGACGGAAGCGCTGGGACTGACGGATCTGGACACCGAACTGGACGGACTGACCGACGCGGAGGGGCTCACCGACGGACTGACAGAGGCCGACGGCGAGACACTGGCGCTCGGGCTCACGGACGACGAGGGCGAACCGGCCGCAGGCGCAAAGAACACCCGCGTGGACGGCTGCCAGTAGAGTTCCCAGCGCGTCGCGGGATGCCACAACGCGAAGACATCCTGAGCGGTGAGCTGGCGATTGTAGACACGCACGTCGAAGACGCCACAGCCACTCGGATTCCCGCCGTTACCGGTGCCGTAGGGGAGAAACAAGCCCGCCGTCGTCGCGCTCGGCGCGCCGGTGGAATCGCTGTAGATCGATCGGCCATCCAGATAGATCCGCGGGAAGCCACTGTTGTCGACCACGAGCGCGACATGATGCACGCCCGTCCCATAGGCCACGCTCGTCGGGATGTACCGCACGTTTTCGTACAGTCCAACGATGTTGTTCCCGCTGTTGTTGACTTGTGTGTTCCCGATCCCGATGCCGAAGCCTGACGTGCCGCCACCGACTTTGCAGAACACGCCTTGCCGCGACGTGTCGGGAATGTAAACCCAACACGCGATGCTCGCATTCGACGACGGCACCCCGGTAAACGTCGAATCGAGATACTCCGCATCGGCGGCACCGCCTTGGTACACCCACATATAGCCGTAGGAATCGAAGCCCTGCACCAAGGGCCGCGCGATCGACAGACTCAACGCCATCGAGGACTTGCTGCGCGCCACGTCCCGCAGAAACTCCGTCGTCTGCGGATAGGCCGGATACCACGCCGCGAGTTGGCGCGCCTGCCCGCTCTCGCCGTTCATGCGGACGAGGCCACTGGCGGGCCGTGACCCATAGGCACCACGCGCAGGAAGCAGGATCTGCATCTACGTGAACGTGTACTTGACGCCGGTGTAGGTGAAGAGCGCCGACTGCGACGCCGCCAAGGCGCCGGTATGGTTGTGTGCGAGGTAGAGCCCCCAGAATTTCGGCATGATCCCGCCGAATTGTGCGGCGACGCTGAACGGCTGGATGAAGTAGACCAGCCCGGCCGTCGCCACCGTCACCGCCGGGGCGCCCACCAAGCGCAAGCTGTTCAGCACGCTCACATGCGAGAGGGTTTCCGCGCTGTCCGTCCCGTCGAGCACGTCGATCGCCGTCGTGGCCAAAGACACCGGCGATCCCCACAGGAACAACTGAATCACTTGGCCCACCGCTGGTGCCGTCGATGCGTGGCCGGTGATGCCTTTCACGTGGACGATGGCATCCACATACAGATCGGACGTGTTGTCGATCTGCGTCGATTCCCGGCCCGCCACAAACGTCGACGACGTGCCCAGGCTCGAAATGTCGAACGTGATCGCGGTGTCCGACGAATAGGTAATAGTGGCGACGGCCATTAGCTGCTACTCCGCGCCTGGCCCACCGTCGGGCCGTCCAGCAGGCCCTGCACCACCATCGTCGCGGGATTCGTGGCAATCCCTGGGTTCCCGCTGCCGCCCACCGACGCTACAGCGAAGAGTTTCTCAATCCGCCGCGCCTTCCGACGGCCCATCGAGAGAATGTGATCCCGCTGCGCATTCTGCGGCACACTCCCGGTGAAGATCGCCGCGACACCCGCGCGCAGGTTCGGCAAAGAGAAGTCCGCGATGTCGCCCATGAACATCTGCACCCACGCGCCCTGTTCCGTCACCGACTGCTGCTTGTACGTCGTCCAGTTCCACGTCGTCGCATCCGGGGACGTCGAGTGGTAAATCTGGGCACGCGTCACATCGGTGCGCCACACCCAGAAGTCCGGCGCCACCGTGAGGTTGTAGGCGTCCGCGATCGTTTGATCGCCGTCCGATCCCAGAGGAATCGACGCCAGCGCGCCATCCGCCAGGATGTCCGCCTTGAGCGCAGACAACTGCTGCGGCGTGAGAATCATGCGGCCACCTCCTGCGCGCTGTGCTCGGCGAGAAACGCTCGAAACCGATCCTTGGTGATGCCCCAGCCCGGCACCGCCACCGATTCAGCCCAGCCCTGACAGGCGCGCGGACTCCGGAACTCGGCCGGCGTCCATCGCGACTGCGTCAAGTTGGCCCCATGGCGAATGTCGACGTTGGGCTGCGCGGACATCCAGCGTTCGGCCGGATAGTCATCGATCCGTTCCGGCCGCCGATGCGTGCCTGGCTCGAAGCCCATCCGCCGTGAGAATCCGTCGCGCTCAACTCGGGCGATCCGCTCGCGGTAATGCGCGATCAGGAGTGCGCGATTGGCGCAGAGGCCGGACGTCTGTTTGGTGTAGTAGAAGACAGCGCGGCCCGTGTCCGCGTCCACCTTCCACGTGTGCTCGTTGTAGAAGTAGGTGCGATCATCCCGCGGCGAGAACTTGAAGTGCGACGGGTGATAGAGCACGTCATGTTCCACCAGAAAGGCGTACTCCGTCTCGAGCGCTTCGAGTCCCGCGAGAATCTGGCGGAACATCGTCAGGGGGCTGCGTTCGCCCGCCACGACGACGTTCTGGCCAAACGCCAGCGGCGCCAGCGTGGCCGACACGATCGGCAGGCCCATCGTCAAGAGGCGCGCACGGCACGCCTCGAGAATGGCCGGATCGCAATGGCCGTCCGAGTAGTAGACGAGCCCCTTCGAACCCTTCGCGATCACCGGTGGCGCGTCCGTCCACTCCGGCACCGGCGCAAACTGCTGTTCGATCTGGTAGGGCTGCTGGTCGATGCCGCCCCGTTTCCAGCGATGGCGGGTGAGCATCAGGGCCTCGCGGGC